CAGATGATACCATCACTGGAAAAGTTTTGCTTGGCACGACTGGTGATGCAAACTACTATGGTCAGTTAGAAATTTCTGATACTACTGCGGCCACTGAAACTTTTAACGACCAAGACGACTCGAATTGCGTCCTTGTAGAAGCTCTTGCTGCCGATACTCAGATTGAAGTTACCTATGTTCAGGCGACTGATTCTGGCACGGCTGCTGGTAAGGGTTACGCATACGCTGAAGTCGAATGGTATTAAGGAGGTCAATTATGGCTAGTGCAAAACATACCGCAAGCGATAAAATCCCTGCAAATGGCTTGTCTTCGTTGGAAAATATAAGTGGAGAGACGTTAGCTTCTCTTGCATTAAACTCGCATGGGTCGAACCAAATGCCTATAGGGGTAGTTCATAAGTCAATTTCCACTCCACGTGGTAAATTTTCTTTTGACTAATAAATAAGGTAGGGGGGGCTACGGCTCCCCCAATCCTTTTGGAGGAATTATGGGTAAATATATAAATCAAGTTGATGCTTATTTGTATGGAAGAACAGTACCAACTTCCCCGAAAGAAGCATATGGACATAGTGATTGGAAGGGACGTGGCTTCTTAACAATGGATCAGATGTCTGGCGGTGAAGAGAGAGGACGAGAGTTCATGGCTGCTCAGCGCAGATCTAATACCATGGTGAATGTTGATGGGGATATGGTTGGTTCATGGAATTTGGAATTTTAAGTATTAGTGAAAATAATAAAAGTTCCTGAAAAGGAATTTGATGATCTTACCCCAGAAGATTTTGGGGGAAAAAGGGTGGACAAAACTGTTTGTATCGTTAGATATGGCGGTTTTGGAGATATGATACAGGCCTCATCTTTATTTCCAATATTAAAAGAACAGGGATATAAAGTATGTGTGAATGTTACAGAGCGTGGAGAGGATATATTAAAGAGTGATCCTAATGTAGATGAACTCTTGGTACAGACAACAGACCAAATTCAAAATGATAAACTTACTGAATATTGGGAAGTTATGTCTCCATGTTTTAATAGGTTTGTGCAGTTATCAGAATCAATAGAGGGAAGCCTTCTTCTAATAGGGGATAGGTTTGACACCTTAAATGGTGAACCTGTATTTATTATTGGAGACCCTAGATTTGAAAGCCTGAGTAAGAAGGAAATACATAAACTATGTAATAAAAACTATATGGAGAAAACGCATGATTTGGCGGGACTTCCATATAAATTTTATCCAAAATTTTATCCTACTAAATCTGAGATTAAGTGGGCAAAAGAAACTAGGAGAAGAATAAAGACTAAAAATGTAATTTTGTGGTCACTATCAGGATCGTCTATTCATAAAGTTTATCCATGGACAGATGCTGTTATTGCTAGGATATTGTTGGAAAGAGATGATGTATCTTTTATTACTGTTGGTGATGATCTGTGCCAGCTATTAGAAATAGGATGGGAGAAGGAAAAGAAAGTAATTACTAAATCTGGTAAATGGTCTATACGAAAGACTTTAGCATTTTTAGAGGTATGTGATATTATAGTTGGCCCTGAGACTGGAGTTCTCAATGCAGCCTCAACTCTTAATTGCCATAAAATTGTAATGCTTTCGCATTCTTCAAAAGAAAATCTGTCTAAACATTGGATTAATACCAATACATTAGAGCCGGATTTTTATCCTAATTATTGTTACCCATGCCATAAGATGCATTGGGGATTCAAGACGTGTAATAGAGACGAAGAAACCGGGGGTGCTATGTGTGCTTCTAATATTAAACCAGAAAGTATAGTATCAGATATATTGGAAAATCTTAAATGAGTACGTATTTAGTTTTATGCCAAGATATGGCTAGAGATGTTGGAATACCAGGGACAGGTCCGTCTACTACAGCAACAGCAAGTCTATCGGAAGAAGAAACTTCTGTAGTTCGTTACATAAATCAAGCAGATCAAGACATACAAAGTAGATGGTTTGATTGGGATTTTCTGTGGACAGAAGGTTCTATTTCGTGTATAAATGGAACAGCTACATTAACCTCTTCTAATACAGGATTTCCAGGGAGTGCTGATGCATATCCACCATTGGGAAATTGGAAGCTTGATTCTATTGTGTGGGATAAGACTAGCGATGATTATCAGATATTGGAATATATGGTATGGAATGAGTACCGAGAAATGTATAAGTATGGTACTGTTGATTCTGATATTCCAGAAGTTTTCTCTGTTAGACCCAATGGGGATCTGGATTTGTATCCAACACCTAATGCAACAACTGCGGTAGCTGCAGAATATTGGAGAACACCAATTATATTAAGTGATATTATATCTCCAGCTACTACTGCTAATGCAAATGTATCTGAAATTCCACCTAGATTCCATAAGATTATAATTGCTAGAGCCAAGATGTACTACGCTGAGAATGAGGATGCTCCAGAAATTATGGCAGGAGCGTTGGCAGAATTTGAGGATTTGCTAGATAAACTGGAATCAGATCAATTGCCAAGGCAGAAGAACAGAAGGTTTTCTTCAGGTCAGAACTTGTATAACTTTGTGGTAAGGCCCGAATGAGTAAACTTGCCAATAGACAGATAACTCCGAGCAGGTTAGAATCTACATATTTTCCATTTGAGGGTGGTTTAAATATGGTGGATCCTTCTCTAGCTTTAAAGCCTGGTGAATTGGTAGCGGCTAAGAATTTTGAAATTGATATACGCGGAAGGTACAGAAGAGTAGATGGCTACGAAAGATTTGATGGACAAACACTTCCCTCTGACATTACCTATTATAGGATACCTTTTACTGTTGGTACAGCTAGGGATTCTGTATTTGATAGCGCCTTCAGTAGTGCATTTGATATGCAAATACCCTCCAAAGGAGACTTAGTAAAAGGTGAGACTAGCGGTGCTGTAGGTTCAATATTGCAGGTTAGTGTTGAAGATATAACTGGAGATGACGCGGCTGGTACTTTTTCAACCTCGGATGCGGAAGGGTACGTATATTTTACTATAGTAACAGGAACACTGGAGGATGGAGAAACTATGTTTTTTCTAAATAAAGACAGCGCTTTTGGAAGCGCATTTAATGTGGAGTACGGCTAATGGGAACACCAACAGCATTAAGAAAAACGAGGGCGGTTTTAACTGGAACTAGTTTTGCCAATAATACGACTGGTGCTATTACCGCTCAGATGGTCAGGCAATTTACAGAGTCAGGCATGGGCGGATATGGAACTATATATTCACCAGCGGGAACACCAGCAAGTCAGGCAGTAGCATCGTTAGCGACTGCAACAATAGATTGGAATGCTGATTCAGTTGGGGCTAATGGGCCTGATGATACAGGAACTGTGTCTGCAACAACCGTAGGAACCGATGCTGATTTTGCAAACGATAGGATCAGGATATATGACAAAGGGTTCTTTATGGTTAATCTTGGTATAAGTTTTGCACAAACCAGCACCGATACCGTGATATGGACATTCAGAATCGCAACTCAGGATACTGGTGGTTCCGTTGTCTACCCCGGTTATGATGCTGCTGTTCAAAGAGTGGTTATTACCTTGGAGAACATGGTATCGGCTTCTGGAATTATTGACACTACTGGTCACACTACTTATACAGACGTTCTTGCTCAGGTTAAGAATGGTCATGGAAGTAATTCTGAGAATTTTCAAATGCATTACGGCCAGATGTCGGTTTTTAGAGTTGGATAATGGGCATTGTTGCCACTGGCCTTGCATATGGTCCTCCCGTATTAAGGGATGCCACGGTAGATGCATCTCTAGTTTCTGAACTACAAGCAGCCCAAGAGGATCAAAGAGCAATTATTGATGTTGTTCCAGGAGAGGGTGATGTTCTAGGAATATGGGTATATAGTGGAGATGCCTATGCATTTAGAAATAAGTCTGGATCAGTTACTGCTGGAATGTATAAGAGCACGTCAACTGGATGGTCTGAGGTAGGCCTAGGAACTGCTTTAAATTTTGATGGTACTACTACTGCTGGTGAACCAACACCTGGAGATACTGGCACACCAACTACTATAGTAGGAGCTGGAGGAGCCCAAGGAGATTTAGCTGGAATTGCGTATAATGGATTGTGGGAGACAGGTGCATCAGGTACTATGGTGTTGACCAATATTACTGGAACATTTGTTGACGGTGAAAATCTAACTATGCCATTGCTTGCATTTGATACTGGTTCGATAGAGATAAGTGACGGAGATACAATTACTGGAGCATCTTCTGGTAAGACTGCTATCGTAACTAGTGTTAGGGTTTCTAGCGGTGAGTGGACGGACTCTGATGTAGTTGGCTATCTGTCTATTAAAGATAATTCAGGAACTTGGACAAATAACGAAGCTATAAATATAAATGGTGTTCAGCATGCTTTGGTTAATGGAGCATCTGAACCAACTGCTGTTACAGTAGCCAAGGCAGACGGAACCCAGTATGAGCAGACATTAAATCCTGGTGGATTATATGAGTTTGTTACTTATAATTTCAGAGGAGAAACTGCCGGTATTACTATGTATGGAGTTAATACTGTAGATAAAGGATTCTCTTGGGATGGTACTGTATTCATAAAGCATCCAACAGGGATGGAAGTAGATACACCAGAGCATATAGCAGCCCATCAATTACATCTATTCTATTCATACCCAAATGGATCTATTCAACATTCTAGTATAGCCTATCCAAATCAATGGAGCGTTATAACTGGGGCAGCAGAACTTAATGTAGGTGATAATGTAAGCGGGTTCTCCACAGAAGTTAACAACGTGATGTCAATCTTTACGAGAAACAACGCGTATATGCTATATGGTACTTCGTCAGCGGACTGGGATCTTAGACAGTTCCATGCTGGTGCAGGCGCTATAGCATATACACTACAGAAGATGGACCAGACATTTTTTCTAGATGACAGAGGGCTGACATCCCTGTTTACGGTACAGTACTTTGGAGATTTCCAATCTGCTGTATCATCTGATAAGATTGATCCATATATACAATCCCAGAAAGAGAACACAGTAGGGTCTATGAAGGTTAGAGGTAAAAACCAATATAGAATATTCTTTAATGATAAGACTGGTCTTGCTATGACCTTTATTAATAAGAAGAACCAGGGTATAATGCCATTTACTATGGCAGATCAAGTTACATGCCTAGCATCAGTAGAGGACTCGAATGGATTCGAGGTCTTATACGGTGGTTTTGATGACGGTTATGTAAGGAGATTAGATTCTGGGAATAATTTTGATGGCAGTGAAGTAGCTTCCTTTATTAGAACGGCGTACTATCATTACGATTCACCAGGAAAAAGAAAGAGGTTTAGAGAATTAAACCTGGAGATGAATGCGGATACCTCAACTACTTTAACAGTTACGCCTGACTATGACTTTGGTGGTACGTTTACTCCACCGTCATCGCCAGTTTCAAGTAGCTATGATGTTACTGTGACTGCTGACCAATGGAACCAGGATGATATAAGTAACAGCAGTACAGGGGTTACGGTGGTTGCATCACAGCGTGTAAAGATAAACGGTATAGGTACAAATATGGGATTAATTATTGCAAATAGTTCTACATACGATAAACCAATAACGCTTCAAGGGGCGTATGTGGATTACTCGTCTAGAGGAATTAGGAGATAGGGTATGGCTAGAAAATATGGAGCAAGTGATTTAGGAAGCGAATGGGTAACAGTACCTAGAAATTTTAGGGGCAGAAAACCCACAAGCTCACCAACTACATTAGCATATATTACTGCACCAGAGAGAGGCCTTCTAAAGAAGTATGCTCTAATGAAGACTGGTAAAGATCAGGTAGGTCCTGAAGGCATACCAAGTTATGATGATAGTGGGTTTGGAGATCCTAAAACAAGGAAGTTAGGAACCTATACACCAGGAACATATAATTTTGGTCGGGCGGGAGATGGTTTTGTTCCAACAAGGACTCTAGACGATATACGAAAAGACTTAAAAAAGAATATGGCTAATCAATCCCCAGGATCAAAGGCTGTTAAGGATGCAAAGGCTAAGACAAAGCCCTCGGGATACCCCAAAGATATACATCCTCCAAAGCCCTCGGGATACCCCAAAGAAAAGCCAAAGGATAAAGATCAAGGAGGGGGCGATGCATGCCCTCGTGGACAAAAAAGAATTGGGGGAATCTGTAGACGGGTACAAGATGAGCCCTCGGGACACCCCACAGAAAAGCCAAAGGATAAAGATCCGGGTCCTGGTGAAAACAAGTGTGAAGGTGTTATGCATAAGGGAATATGCCATACAAGATGTGAAGATACACATGGCGAAGAGTATACAGGCACTT